GGGCGATACGGGTGCTACCGGTTTAACAGGAGCCACAGGTCTACAGGGCATCCAGGGGGATACGGGTGCTACTGGCCCACAAGGCATTCAGGGCGATACAGGAGCCACAGGTCCACAAGGCATTCAGGGCGATACAGGAGCCACAGGTCCACAAGGCATTCAGGGCGATACAGGAGCCACAGGTCCACAAGGCATCCAAGGAGATACGGGTGCAACTGGTTTAACTGGAGCCACAGGTCCACAAGGCATCCAAGGAGATACGGGTGCAACTGGTTTAACTGGTCCTGTAGCAGGTTCTGCTAATCAGGTAGTTTATAAAGATGGTTCTAATAATCCAGCGGGTAGCCCGTACTTTACATTTGCTTCGAACATAGTGTCTGTGCCACAGATGACTATTTTAGCACCGGGTGGCGACGAGGGTGGCGAGTTACTATTAACAAAACCCTCTTCTAATGTAACCTATTCAGGTTCAGGTATTACCATTGATGCTTATCAAGATAAATTACGAATATTTGAACAAGGCGGTGATGCTAAGGGTGCATTCATCGATATCACTACACTTGGCTCGGGGGTTAGCACACATCTGGTACACTATAAAGCCGCTGCTCCAACCACCAACAAAGGTGCATCAGGTGATCTCAAAGGACACTACGCAATTAGCGGATCCGATTTCTATGTTTGCAATACCAATTATACCGATGGAACTGCAAATATTTGGGTAAAGATCACTGGCACTAGTAGTTGGTAAATAAATCTTTGATTTTTTAGCATCCTTAGTATAAAATATTAAGGATGCTAACGTCTATACAAGATACTGTACTTCAAATACTTCCTGCTCGTCGAAAACGATCCCCGTCGGGCTGGATCAGTTTTAACGCCCCTTGCTGTGTGCATAATGGTGAAAGCACCGATACTCGTGGACGTGGCGGTATAATGCCCAATCCAAACGGTGGAGTTAGCTACCATTGTTTCAATTGTAATTTTAAGGCTAGTTACAGTCCAGGCTATCATTTAAATTACAAGTTTCGAAAACTGTTATCTTGGCTAGGTGTTGACGAAAATACTGTTAGACGTTTAGTAATCGAAGCTATTCGAATCAAGGATATTATTTCTCCAGAAGTAATAGAAAAAGAACCCAAACAAGAAGTAGCGTTTAAAACAAGACAACTGCCGTCTGATGCAGTTAATCTATTAGAGTCAAAGGATCTACCGGCATTAGAATATCTACTCCCAAGGAAAATTGATCCAGAAGTTTATCCATTCTATACAAGCCAAAGTTTAGACCATAACCTAAATAGGCGATTAATTATTCCTTGTTATTGGAATAACGACGTCATTGGGTACACTGCAAGAGCATGGGACGAGTCAGTTAAACCAAAATATTATTCTCACTACGAGTCGAACTATGTCTTTAATGTTAATAGACAACATAAAGATTGGAAGTTTGTATTGGTGTCAGAAGGCCCATTTGATGCAATGAGCATCGACGGGGTAGCTGTTTTAAGTAACGAATGCAGTGAAGTCCAAACAGATATAATAGATAGCCTGGGTAAAGAAGTTATTGTAATTCCAGACTTTGACATGCACTACAATGAAAAGACAAAAAGAACAAAGTGGCCTGGTGCAACGTTAATAGATCAAGCTGTTGAATTTGGGTGGACTGTTAGTTTTCCTGTGTGGAGCGAAACCTGCAAGGATGTAAATGAAGCGGTTGTAAAGTATGGCAAGTTATTTGTACTTAAATCCATACTCGAAGGTAGAGAAACAAATCGTCTTAAAATTGAGCTGAGAAAAAGAAGACTATATAATTAAGTTATGGCAATAAAAGAATATTCAGTAGACCTACAAAAACTTTTTCTAGAAATTATGTTAACCGACGCACAAAGTTTTGTGCGTGTTCAGAACATTTATAACGCAGATAACTTTGATCGTAGTCTGCGTGAGTGCGCCAAGTTTCTTGTTGAGCATTCCAATCAATACAAGGCACTACCCACTTACGATCAAGTTCGAGCAGTCACAGGTGTTGATTTAAAACCTGTGCCCGATATAGGTGAGAGCCACCTAGATTGGTTCATGACTGAGTTTGAAAGTTTTACCAAACGACAAGAACTTGAACGGGCTATTTTAAAAGCTGCTGACATGATCGAAAAAGGTGAATTTGATCCTGTAGAAAAATTAATCAAAGATGCAGTACAGATAAGTCTAACCAAGGACATGGGCACAGACTATTGGGCTAGCCCTAGCGAGCGTATTAACAAATACTTTAACAGTGGAGGCCAAGTTAGCACAGGCTGGCCACAAATGGATAGACTTTTGTATGGTGGGTTTAGTCGTGGCGAACTAAACATCTTTGCTGGTGGTTCTGGGTCAGGTAAATCCTTGGTTATGATGAATATTGCTCTTAACTGGCTACAGCAAGGACTCAGCGGAGTTTATATTACATTAGAACTTAGTGAAGAACTAACGTCATTACGTACTGATGCTATGTTAACAGGTATGAGCACAAAAGACATCCGCAAGGACATAGAAACCACTGAATTGAAGGTTAAAATGGTAGGAAAACGTGCAGGACAGTACCGCGTGAAAGGTCTTCCTGCACAAAGTAATATCAATGACATACGAAGCTATTTGAAAGAAGTGCAAATTCAAACTGGTATTCGTGTTGATTTTGTTATGGTTGACTACTTGGACTTGCTTATGCCAGTTAGTACCAAGGTTAGTCCTAGTGACTTGTTTGTCAAGGACAAATATGTTTCTGAAGAGTTGCGTAACTTGGCCAAAGAGCTAGGTGTGTTAATGGTTACAGCAAGTCAGTTAAACCGTAGTGCTGTGGAGGAAGTTGAATTTGACCACAGTCATATTTCAGGTGGTATCAGTAAGATTAACACAGCAGATAACGTGTTTGGTATTTTTACCAGCAGAGCTATGCGTGAACGTGGCAAGTATCAAATTCAGTGTATGAAATCTCGTAGCAGTACCGGTGTTGGACAAAAGATCGACCTAGACTATAACATGGACAATATGCGTATCACTGATCCGGGCGAAAGTCCAGAAGCAGAATCTGGATATCGCAGTACTGCAAGTAGTATGCTAGAGAAGATTAAAACAACATCCACAATTAACAAAGACACAGGCGAAATTATGGAAGCTGGTCCAATGAAAAAAGTTGGTGCAGAGTCTACCATGCTCAAACAAATGTTAGGTAATTTCAAGTCGTCTCAAAACTAATTCCTTAAACCAATAGTATAAATAACTATACGGAGGCGTATTCGTTGCAAAAGAAAACTAGAAGTCTACTGGCTGAGTTAGACAGTATAGCCACACAAAGGGACCGTGAAAACTTTGTGGAGAGTCGCGCGACTAACGTAATACAAAGTGCCATTAATCTGATGAGTTATATCAAAGAGCACTACGATCTGGAAACCGCAGGAGAGCTTGAGCGTCGTTTACTAAACAGTATACGCAGCGGAGATAGTTCTAAATTTGTGCGCGGTATAAGGAAATTAAAAAATGAAAATTCGTGATGTAACACAAGAATTAAATGAAGCCGGCGTACTTGGAAAAGTATGGTCTGGCATTAAGAATATAGGTCAAGGTATAAAGACTAGTCGTGACCAGAGATCCAGCGATCAATTTATAAAAGGAATCTATGATAGAGTATTGAGCACATGGAACCAGTATGCTAGAACTCTAATGCCCGGCGACGAAATTGATCAGGCATTAGTAAATTTTGTAAACACACAATTTCACGAAGTTGATGGATCTAGTAAAGTGCCGTCACCAATAAGATTAACTAGTGTTACTGATCCAAGAATTAAAAATTACATTCTGCAACGGACAACAGAATATGTTGGTAGACGCATGGTAAAACAACCAGAACCTGCTGCACCATCACAATCGCAACTACCAGTTGGCTTTGCTTTTCCTAAAGTTCAAGCTGACGTTGAGATTAACGGTCACGAATACGGTTTTGATTTATATGGCCCGGGTGGCCCAGCTTGGCACAGTAACGAAACTGGCCAGAAGATTACCAATCCTACTGACATACAAACTCTAAACAAACGATATTACGAGTTAAAACGTCTAGCAGCAGCCGGACAAGTTAAAGATCCTGATCAAATTGAAAAAGATCCCAACGAGCCAAAGCAGGCAGAATTAGAGCTTGGACCAAATGTAAAACCATTTCCTAGTCCAAAGAAGCCTGTCACTGAATCGCGTCGTCTTAAAGAAGGCGGAAACGAGATACCCGATGCGAAACCCGTGGCACGAGACGATGTCGCTGGTGTAGTTGAAATGGCCAAGCGAGCATTGCCTAATCAACTTGTAAAAAATGTACAGTCAAATATTGGATCTGCTGGCTATAAAGTTGAGTCTGGTGATATTGATATTATGGTTGAAGCAGACGATGTTGTTAATTTGTTTGACACTGCTAACTTACCTGACCCTGTCAAGGCTGCAAAAGTCATGCTCAAGAAGCATTTTGAGTCACAGGGCATTGTGGCCAGCATTAACGGCAGAAATGTTTCCATTGGTATTGATTACCAACAAGGTGCAACAGGACAAAAGCGCAGAGCACAAGTTGATGTGATGGTTATTAAGGAAGCAGGTCTAGTTGCTCCTTGGCACCAACACGGTCCTAGAGGCATGTACGACGAGCCAGGATTTAAGGCTAGTGAGTTGTTTATTCTTTTAAGTAGTATTGCCAAGCATTTAAATCTAAAACTAGATCCTTTTGCAGCTAAACTAGTTAATAGAGATACCGGTGACGTTGTTGGTCGTACAAGAAAAGAAGTAGCTAAGATACTGTTAAATCCTCGTGCTAAAGAATCTGATCTTAACAGTGTAGGTTCAGTTTTAAAAGCATTAGAGTTCGATGCCGATAGAGAAGGTAAACTTGCACAAGCAAGGCAGGATGCAGCCAAAGGTCTACTAAAATTACCCGAAGCAGCACCAGCTAACACAGCAGCATACTTTAGAAAAATAAGTGACGTTGTAAAATGATCAAGACCTACCGAGATTACCTTGCAGAGGCAATAGGTGATGGTCCACGTATACCACATCCTGAAGATAGCGTTCTGCAAGGCGCAGAAACTGCTGGGAAATTCTTAACAGCCTTTGACGAAATTGTAAACAAACCTCAGAACTTTACTATTAAGTGGGACGGCGGCATTGCTTTGTACTTTGGTCGCAACCAACAAGGTCAGTTTTTTATGACCGACAAATACATGCCAGCCAAAGGTGTGTACCCAACAAGCCCAGATGGTTGGCGTGAATATGATGCTAATCGTGGTGCTAATCGTGCTGACTTGTATGCTAAAATTGATGCAATTTGGCCAGGACTTGAGCGTAGTGTTACAGCTAAGACAGGTGTGTTCAAAGGCGACTTAATGGCAATCGGGCAGCAAGACATGACACCAGTTAACGGCGCATATAATTTTGGTACAGTAACTGTAAAATATTCTGTACCAGATAATAGCTATCTAGGCGCATTAATGAAGGATAAGGTAGCTTTGATTGTTGTACATGAATATGCAGATCGTCCTTGGGACGGTCGCACTGGATTGTCTAACGTTAGCAATGTGGCAGTTGTTCCGCCTAACTTAAACTTACGTTTCGGTCTTAGTAATAAGCCTGCAATAATTGCAGCTATCAATGAAGCTAAAACAAAACTAGCCAGTCAAGGTAATTCAATTGATCAGTTTTTAGCAGGATTAGACAATGCAGCCAAGGTCTTAATTGGCAAGTACTTAAATCAACTAAGAACACAGCAAACCAAAGACGAAATTGCTGTCTGGCTAGAAAAAAACGCTAACAAAAAGCAGTTTACTAATCTAGTAGGTGATGGCAAGTCGGGATACCTAGCTAGAAACAAAGCAGGACTAGATGCACTTTACGATGTTTGGAACAGTATGTTTACAGCCAAGGTAGCTATAGTGCAGTCCTTAGAATCTCAAATACAAGGCTTTAGTCAAACAACCAGCGTAGGTCCTGGCGGCGAAGGTTTTGTTTTTCCAAGCAGCGTAGGCCTAATTAAGCTAATTAACCCAAACTTTGGAAGAGCGCATTTCGGCGCAGGTGGCTTCACAAAACCGCAATAATTTTATCACTTTGATAAATAATTACATACGCGAAAGCGTTAACTAATAGAAAAGGAAAATATCATGGCTGTATTTACAAGAGTTAATGGCACCGCACAACCAGGTGCATTTTATGGCTTACAACCACGCTTCTTCAACGTTGCACTAACTGGTGTTCACACTAACTATGGTGATGTTGAGAGCACATTTGAGAAGGCAGTTCGCGGAATCAATTCCGTTGCTAGCATTGTTGTTCTAGGAACACCAGCTAGCGGTAACTTTGTTGTTGCACTAGACAACAGCTTTGGCGGACGTGGTAGCGATTCTGCTACAACTACTCTAGCTGCTGCTATTGATGCTGCAACTGGTGGTTCTTCCACAGTTACAGAAGTTGCTCTAAGCGGTAACGGTCTAGCTTAATTTTAAGCAACCCCTTAAAAGCCCTGCTTCGGTAGGGCTTTTTTATGGCCGCAGTTATGTCAAATAAATACCTTGTATGAATATTGCAGGCTATACATTAATTGACATTACTGAAACTGGAGTTTACAGACAAGGTTCTGAGAATAGTCTAGAAAGAAATCAACAACGTAACTGGGAAACTGTCCTGCAGATTATTGGTCTACGTACTCAACCTGTTAATATAAAACCTCCTAGGAATCCTCAACTAGTTTCTTTAGCTAACCACCAATTTGGATCTTTGTACAAAGGGTCTCAAATGTGTTGGAAGTTTATGTTTCAGGTTGAGAATCCAGATGTGCTAGGGCCAGAAGAGAATCCTTTACTATTCCTAGAACAAGACTTTAACGAAATACCCATTATTACAAATCTTATGGAAACAATTGGTTTACCCGATTCAGTTTTTTACACTGACGGCATTCTAAAAAACATCTATTTTCGTATTTCGGATTAAATAGTAATAAGATCTTTATTAAGAAAGAATAACTATGGCCTTTGGTGACATTGAAAAAAAGAACCTTGAAGCGCATGTTGAATTATGCGCCGAGCGTTATGTAACGCTAAATTCAAAGCTCGACACTCTTGCTGCTAAGGTTGCTGCTTTAGAAAGTCATGTATTGTTTATTCGAGAAGCCCTTGCAGGAACTCCAGAAAAAAGTACTAAGATGCTAATTGCAATCGGCACCACAGTAATTGGCGCATTAATTGCTGGACTAATTACTACTATAGTGGCACTAACTAAATGAAAATCGTAGAACTAGTTAATCACCTACAGCTTCCTATTTCTAATGAGGAAGCTGATCTATTATCAAAATTTCGTAACGATGCGCCTATTACTAAATCCGAATTAGAACTCAGAGAGCAAGTAATAGCATCGCAGCTAGTCAATAAGGGTGTTTTAATTAGGAAAAACAACAATGGAAAAATCGAGTACTTTAAACACATCAATGGTTGAATCGGTAGTAGACCAAGCAGTTGTATATCTACAAACATGGACTAAAAAAGAGTTAATGTCTCTTATGAACAGTAACTCATCGACAGGAAAAGTTCCATTGGTTGCTAAACTTGGAAATCGTGGATACTTAATCGGTAATTATGCTGTGCAACCTACAGACAACCATTGGTGGCAAGTATCATATAGATACAATGAAAGCGATGTACAATTGTTTTCAAGTAAGTCCGCAGCATTTATCTATATCCTTTATAGACACAATAATAACTTTAACCGAGCAGACCAAATACTCACAGAGGACAGCGATGTCCGTCGTTGGACTGTAAAATCTGAACAATACTATTATAGATACAAACAGGCTGTAAAGAAGAAAAATACTTTAAAAAGTGATTTATTCTATATAAGATACCAAGAAACGCAGGTACGTTTAAAACAAGCCAAGTCTCTATTAGAGAAAAGTTTGAAATCGACTAAATACTTTAAACTGTAGGAACTACACAAATGAATCTTTCAGACATTAACCCAAAACCAACCGCCAAAAAAATGAACAACCTTATGAGTTCTCGATTTGGCTTTAGCATTGATTACAACCGTTTAAGCTACGGCAAGGCTGTACATCTAAGCAACTCTATTACTGAGAACATTAATAGAATTCGTCGCAGCTATGGCTCACACACTGCCGAGAAGAATCCTAAGTATATGGAACTTCTAATGGTACGTGAAAGCCTAAATCGCTGGATCGGAGAAAATCGTCATCTAGTAGAAGGCGAACTAGGCAAGAGCGAAGCTATCCTTGCTGCTAAAGACATGGTTGACAGCATTCAAGACATGCTAGAAAAAATCAGCAAAATGCAAGTTGAACAACTACCTGCACTAGTTGACACCATCCGTGATCAAATGGACCCAGGTACAGCTGATCAGTTTAAAAATGCTATGACACAACTACTTGCCGATCTAACTAGCACACTAGGACAAGCCCGCGAAACCGCTGACAACTCTGCTCGCCAACTTGCCGGCGAACAAGTCGGTGGTGCTATGCCGATGCCTGGCGGCATGCCTGGTGCTGACATGGGCGCAGGCGCTATTCCTGACGAGATGGGAATGGAAGAGCCCGACGCTTTTGGCGCTCAAGACGCTGCTGCCGGTGGTGCAGAACCCGTTGGTAGAGAAAAACGTTAATGCGAGCTAGAGAGTTTATTGTTGAAAATCACGGTAAGGTATCGATCACTAATTTAATTGGTGTACTTGATACCTTACGTAATCGTTTTGGCGATCTTGGCCAAGAACCTCGTGTACGTGTTGACAGCTTGGTAAACATGGTACGTGAAATTCCAGGATCAGAAATGTTTAACGTTGATACTCTCAAAGACCTTTACGACAACGACGCAACTGTTAAAAACTTAATATCCAGTATTAAGAAAGATGATTCAGGAAGTAGATATATCTATCTGAGTCCTGCAATCGGTCAAGCCAGTGATCTCGAAACTGGCTTAGACAGTGAGGAAAATGGCGAGCCGGTTGGCGACGGTGATGTCGAAGCAGGGCCCGGCCCAGAGGCAACTGTGAGTAAGATGTCTAAACGAGCATTAAACCGACGCAGTTAAATACCGGTTGCATTTTAATAGAGAGGTATGCTAATATTGCATACCTCTAATTATTTGTATTATGCTAATTCAACGATTCAACTATCCAACCATTAACCGAGAAGTATTCGGCGGTAAACGACACTATGTAACACCACTAGGAGATCGCGTTCCTAGTGTTACAACAATACTAGACAAAACCAAACCAGAGGAAGCTCGACAAGCACTAGCCAATTGGAAAAAAGCAGTTGGTGAGAAAAAAGCCCAAGAGATTACGTCAGAAGCTGCTGGCCGCGGCACAAGGATGCACAAATATCTAGAAGACTATATCAAAGGTGAAACACTCAAAGAAAGTGTAAGTAATCCTTATGCCAATCAAAGTCTGCTAATGGCCAAAAAGGTTATTGCCGAAGGCTTTGGTAATATATCAGAAGTTTGGGGCAGCGAAGTTTCTTTATATTTTCCTGAGCTCTATGCCGGTACCACAGACTGTGTGGGCATACATCAAGGCGATGAAGCAATTCTAGATTTTAAACAATCTAACAAACCAAAGAAAATTGAACACATCGAAGACTATTTCTTACAGTTAACCGCTTATGCCTTGGCACACAATGAAGTGCATGGTACAAATATTCGCAAAGGTGTTATTTTAATGTGTGTTCGTCCCCCAGAGGTTGCACCAGGTCAATGGGGAGAGCCCACATATCAAGAATTTATACTTGAATCTAAGGACTTTGATTACTGGACTAATCGCTGGTGTGATAGAGTTTCTCAGTACTACCGTATCTAAATAAATACTGTATGGCAGTTATACAAATCTCTCAAATTCAAGTCCGTCGCGGCCTTCTGGAAGAACTCGGGCAACTAGGTTCTGGTGAATTTGGGTGGGCTGTTGATAGGCTAAGACTGTTCATTGGTAATGGCTTAGTGTCTGAAGGTGCACCCTACGAAGGTAATACTGAAATTTTAACACAGTACACTGACATATTGTCAATGCTTTCAAATTATCACTATCGTGGTAATCTCGGTGGTTATGAAGTTATCACAGGCGCATCCTTTGCTACGCCAACACTAAGAAAATTCCAAGATAAAATTGATGATATTATTAACATCTTGGACTTTGGCGCTGTAGGTGATGGCACAGTTGATGATACTATTGCAATTCAAAGAGCTATTGATGAATTATACGGCCGTGGTTATTCATATGTACCAGTTAATGACAGACGTATCATAAGATTCCATCCGGGTGTGTATAGAATTTCTGCAGACCTTCTTATACCACCATATTGTGTTTTTGAGAACACAGGCAAAGACAGTGTTATTATTAAACAAGTAAACACCGCTGCCAATTGCGTACTGAAAACAACCACTGCCACAGGCGCATCTTCTGACCAAGAAGGCAATACTTTAAATCCTAATAGCCAACTTGGGCCCGTTGAGATGCGAGGTATTACATTTAAAAATCAAGTTCCGGACAAACCTATTGCAATCATTGACTCTGCAAAAAATGTAAGTTTTTTCAGGTGCAAATTTGAAGGCTCCGAGTCTGCATTTGTAACTCAAGCAAATAGCTCTGGAGTTAAAATTAGTTCGTTGACCGGCAAAACCAAGTCGGTGTTCTTTAGCGAATGCGATTTTATATCAACATCAACGGCTGCGTCGATTACGTCAACGCAAGGAACATCGGACATTGCATTTGATCGTTGTGTGTTTTATAACCTGTACCAGGGAATCACAGCAAACAGTGTTGTGTCTGAAAATGTTGCATTGCGTGTAACTAGCTCGGTGTTTGACCAAGTGTCGCAGCAGGCTATACTAACGCAAGCAAATGTACACGGAGTTACCAGTTCTACCAACACCTACTTAAATGTAGGCAACAATCAACAAACCACGCCAGTAACGCCAGTAATCGAATTTGGTGGTAATATTAGCTATTCTATAGCCGACGTATTCAATCGCTCGTTGAATGACGATCATGTACAACTTACCGTCAGGGCAGTAACCGGCGATATAATCAGTACAAATATTACTTCCGGGATGAGATTCGGAAACACCTATCAAACAATTGGTCGAAGTGTGATTGTGAGTAACAACAGCGTAAGCTACATTCCAATTTCAACTCGATACAAAAGCGGCATCATCGATTACAGTATTGAAAGACACAATACTGTTCGAAGTGGAACTCTTAAATTTTCATTAGATAAAGATGTTACAAAATTCGACTATTACGATTCATACACAGAAACAGATCCTATTGGAGTAGACATTAGCGTTGAATACAATCCACTGCCAAGTGCCAACGCTAAACCTTATATCATATGTATTGCTGACACTCGAGGGTATCCTTCGGTGGTAACATATGATATCAAATCTCTATTCTAATTAGGATCATATATCAATGTGGAATCTAAATCCTAACGAACGACTGCACGAATGGAAAGAATTTCGAATTCAAATTGGTGACCTCAGCCTCGAAGAAGCAGTAACAAAAACAAACCATCTATGGTCATATGCACCATATGTAACACACTACCTAGATCCTAACCAAAAAGAAAATTGGCCAGATCCCTGGACTTTATTGCATGAGAACTATTACTGTGACCTTGCAAAAAGTTTAGGTATGTTGTATACTTTATATCTTTCTAATCACTACAATAACAGTATAGAATCTCTTGAGTTGAAGATCTATAAAAACCCAATAAATCAGGATGTTGCTAACACTGTTTGGGTTAACCAGGGAAAATATATACTTAATTTGGAGTTTGATACTGTAGTAAATAACACTCTAGTCGACGAAAATTTAGTTCTAACTCACAACATATCAATCGAAGATCTACAACTCAATCTATACTAATATTAAGGAAAATCAATGACGCAAATACAAGTAATAAAAAGAAACGGTCATCGTGTTCCGCTAGACATTTCAAAAATTCAAAGACAAGTAGCATTTGGATGCCGAGGCATTGATGGAGTTAGTCCATCTATGATCGAAATCCGTGCTCAGCTTGAATTCCATGATGGCATGACTACCGAAACCATTGACCAACTGTTGCTACAGTCTATGGTAAGTCTAATCGACGAAAACGAAAATCCAGAAATCAATAATGTAAACTATCAATATGTTGCCGGGCGCCAGCGCCTAAGTATGTTGCGAAAAGAAGTTTACGGAGCTTACGAGCCTCCTAAGCTATATTCGATTGTAAAGAAGAACGTTGAACTAGGAATGTACACACCTGAATTGTTAGAGTGGTACACCGAAGACGAATGGAACATCATTGACTTGTTCCTAGATCATACCAAAGACGAAAATTATACCTTCAGTGCCATTGCACAGTTATGCGAAAAATATTTGGTTCAGAATCGCGCCACTGGTAAAATTTACGAAACGCCACAGGTTAGATATGCCATTGCTGCGGCCACGGCGTTCCATGCTGAACCAAAAGATCAAAGATTAAAATATGTAAAGGAATATTATGAATGTGCCAGTGATGGTCACTTTACTTTGGCAACTCCTGTGCTTGCTGGGCTGGGTACTACTACCAAGCAATTTAGCTCCTGCGTTCTTATTTCTAGTGACGATACTTTGGATTCAATTTTTGCCGCCGGCGAAATGATGGCCAAGTATGCTAGCAAACGTGCCGGCATTGGATTAGAAATCGGTCGTATTAGACCCCTAGGGGCTCCTATTCGTAATGGCGAAATCAAACACACAGGCATGATTCCCTTCTTGAAGAAGTGGTTTGCTGATCTGCGTAGTTGCAGCCAAGGCGGAATTCGTAATGCAAGTTGTACAGTTACATTTCCTATCTGGCACGCTCAGTTTGAAGATCTCATTGTCTTAAAGAATAACCAAGGCACCGAAGAAACTCGTGTACGTCAAATGGACTACAGTGTTGTAGTTAATGCTATGTTCTGGCGTCGTTATAAGAACGGTGAAAACATTACTCTGTTTGATCCACATGAAGTACCGGACCTCTATGAAGCATACTATAGAGATTCCAAAGAGTTTGAAAGGTTATACTTACAATATGAGCAGGACAAGACAAAGAAAAAGAAGAGTATACCAGCAGATGAAATATTCAAAAATGGAATACTTAAGGAACGCACTGATACTGGTAGAATATATCTTGTCAACATCGACAACGTTATTAACCAAGGGCCCTTTGATACGAGAGTTGACCCAATATATCAATCAAACTTGTGCCAAGAGATACTTTTACCCACCCGCCCTTTCCAAAGAATTGAAGACCCAGACGGACGTATTGCTCTTTGCACTCTTGGCAGCATAAATTGGGGTAGCTTCCGCAATCCTCAAGACATGCGTAAGTGCTGCCGCATCTTAGTGCGTAGTTTGAGCAATCTGCTTAACTATCAAGACTTCTTGAGCGTACAGAGCAAGATGGCCAATGAAGACTTTGAGCCACTAGGTGTCGGCGTTACTAACCTGGCCTACTGGCACGCCAAGCGTCATCTTAAGTATGGCACCGCTGAGGCACTAGCCGAAGTTAAGCGTTGGATGGAACACCAGGCATATTATCTAACTGAAACCAGTGTAGACCTAGCACAAGAGCGCGGTGCATGTAAGCGCAGTGAGCACACGTGGTATGGAAAGGGAATATTTCCTTGGGAACGTAGAGCTGCTGGCGTTAACGAACTTGCAGACTTTACACCTAGCATGGACTGGGAGCCTCTAAGAGAACGCCTTAAGAAGCATGGTATTCGCAATGCTACATTAATGGCAGTAGCTCCAGTTGAATCAAGTTCGGTAGTACTAAATTCTACCAATGGCATTGAAATGCCCATGGAACTTATTAGCGTTAAGGAAAGCAAGGCAGGATCGTTTGTGCAGGTTGTACCAGAATACAAGCGTCTAAAAAATCGTTATCAACTAATGTGGGATCAGACTGATTGCGTTGATTATCTTAAGACATCGGCTGTATTAGCAGCTTACATTGACCAGAGTTTGAGTACCAATACATTCTACAACCCTGCACATTTTAAAGATGGCAAGGTACCTGCAACACTAGTGGCTAAAAATTTAATGTTGGCCTACAAGTGGGGACTGAAGACAATCTACTACAGTCTGATCAATAAAGTTGGAGCTAAGATCAGTGTAGCTAACACAGAAGTTAAACTGGCCGAAACAATTACAATCGACAACAGCATGTATGCCGAAATCGAAGACGATTGTGAAGCATGTAAGTTATAATAATATCAAGGGAATTAAATGAAAAAACGTAATTACACACAAGAAACAGTCCGTCGCCTACAAGGTAGTGTACAGATTGAACACACACTAGCACGTCGTGGAGCAGCTAAACTACGTGAGCTATTAGCAACAGAACCTTATGTTAATACACTGGGCGCATACAACGGCCAAATGGCTGTACAACATGCCAAGGCTGGTCTCAAGGCAATTTATCTAAGTGGCTGGCAGGTAGCTGGTGCTAACAATACAGCAAACCAGACCTACCCTGACCAAAGTCTATATCCAGTAGACTCAGTACCTCGTGTGGTTAAGGGCATTAACAATGCTTTCCGTCGTGCTGATCAAATTGAACACAGCGAAGGTCAAGCAACCACTGACTATTTCTTGCCAATCGTTGCTGATGCAGAAGCAGGGTTCGGCGGTGCGCTAAACGCCTATGAGTTAATGAGTGCTATGATCGAAGCTGGCGCAGCAGGCGTACACTTTGAAGACCAGTTAGCCAGTGAAAAGAAGTGCGGCCACCTTGGTGGCAAGGTGCTTGTGCCTACAAGCCAGATGATTCGCACACTAAATGCCGCACGACTAGCAGCAGATGTTGCTGGTGTTGACACAGTTATTATGGCACGTACTGATGCCGAAGCTGCTACACTGATCACCAGTGACCACGACCCATTAGATAAGGATTTTGTTATCAATGAACGTACTGAAGAAGGCTTTTACAAATTTAAAAACGGTATTGATGCTTGTATTAGCAGAGGTCTTGCTTATGCCCCTTACGCTGATCTCCTTTGGTTCGAAACTAGTACGCCTGACATCGCACAAGCTAGAAAGTTTGCTGACGCCATCCATGCACAGTATCCTGATCAAATGCTTGCCTATAATTGTAGTCCTAGTTTTAATTGGCGTAAGTTTTTAAGCGAAGACGAATGTGAAACATTCCAACGAGAACTAGGCGAACTTGGTTACAAATTCCAGTTCATTACACTAGCAGGTTTCCACAGTGTAAACTTAGCAACATTTGAGTTGGCAGAAGCATACAAGGCACGTGGCATGGCTGGATACTCAGAAATGCAACAGCGTGAGTTTGCCGCACAAGAACGCGGCTTTACAACAGTAAAACATCAACGTGAAGTTGGCGTCGGTTACTTTGACTTGATTAGTGAAGCGGTTGGTGCTAAGAGCACAGTGGCTAACACACACTCCACTGAAGCGGAGCAATTTTAATCATGATACCAATTTGTCCTAAATGTGGTACTAGACATTTACCTGAAGAACCTTGCCCAGAGCATTATGGAGACGGCGAACAATGAGCATTGCACAATATAATTTTTCCAAGCAAACAAACTATTTGAAAAGAAAAATGTTTCTGGATCCCGAGGGTCCAGTTACAGTTCAGCGTTTTGAAGAAGTCAAATACCCTAAACTTCAAAAGTATGAAGAACTCGCCCGCGGGTTCTTCTGGGTCCCGGAAGAAATCAGTTTAACTAAAGACAAGATGGATCATAAAGAAGCCAGCGATGCAGTTAAACACATCTTTACCAGCAACCTACTAAGACAAACTGCATTGGATAGTATTCAAGGCCGTGCTCCTTTTCAAGTATTTGGTCCTGTGGTTAGTATTCCTGAATTAGAAGCATTAACACTGACTTGGAGTTTCTTCGAAACTAGTATTCACAGCAAGAGCTATAGTCATATCATTAGAAACATCTATGGTGTGCCCAAAGAAGAATTCAATAAGATTCATGATACCGAAGAAATTGCTAACATGGCAGCAGGTATCGGCAGATATTATGAAGCCTTGCACTTGTTGAATATTCGCAAGGAGCTAGGCGAGGATATTTCTATTCATGATCACAAACGTGCAGTATGGTTGGCATTGCATGCCAGTTATGCTTTAGAAGCTCTACGATTTATGGTTAGCTTTGCTACTAGCCTGGCAATGGTTGAGAATCGTATCTACATTGGTAATGGTAATATTATTAGCCTGATCCTACAAGACGAAATCCTTCATAGTGAATGGACTGCTTGGTTGATTAACACAGTTGTCAAAGATGATCCTGAGTTTGTTCAAATTCAGGAAGAATGCCACAACGAAGTCTATAAACTATATCTTGAGGTGATTCAAGAAGAAAAGGCCTGGGCCGATTACTTGTTCAAGAAAGGTGTTGTGATTGGTTTGAATGCTGCCATTCTCAAAGATTTTGTTGACTACACAGCCTTTACTAAACTCAAAGAAATTGGCATTAAGTATCTCGAAGAACACCCAAAGACTAATCCTATACCTTGGTTTAACAAGCATATAAATATTAATAAGAAGCAAACAGCCTTACAAGAAAACGAAAGTACCAATTATGTTATTGGTGTAATGAGTGATTCTGTAAACAGCAATGAGCTTCCTGACATCTAAGGAAATTCAACAAGTTATGTTAACTGTATATAGTAAATCAAATTGTCCATTTTGTGACAAAGCAAAATATCTTTTAAATCAAAAAGGTATTCAATTCAATGAGGTTCGAGTCGATCAAGACTCCGAAGCTAGAACTTTTATTGTAAACGAAGGGCACAGGACTGTTCCTCAAATCTACAAAAACGGCAAATTGTTTGTAGAAGGTGGATATCAAGGCCTAGCTAACTTGGACGAAAGTGTTTTTCAAGAACTAAAGGAAGATGTCAATGCTAATTGAAAAAGTCAAAAGCAAATACAGCACCGGCGATATTTTAGCCTTTAAAACAGTCAACGGCGACGAAGTAGTTGGACAAGTTGTTAGCATCGAAAACGAAGCCTACGAACTTAACAAGCCCTGTTTAGTTGTAACAAGCCCGGAAGGTATTGGATTAATTCAAGCGCAGTTTGCACTTGATCCAGATCTTGAAAATCTCGTAATCAGGGACCAGCATATTGTTACTATGTGTCGTGCACACGAAAAGATGCGCGAACACTACGTTGCCGTAGTTAATAACAAAATTTAAAACATGCCAGGTGTAGTTAGACAAGGTGATACTAATAGTAAGGGTGCCCCGGCACAGTCTGGGGTAAATTCTGTTGTTGTTAACAATAAGCCTATAGTTGTTAACGGCACACCAGTAGCTAAACATAATCCTTGGTATAACCGCCACGGTGGCAAAAGAACGGCCAATGGTAAAAACAACGTTGTTGCCGACAACAAACCAGTAAATGTTGTAGGAAATCCGGATACTTGTGGACACGCACGAGTTAACGGCAGTAACGACGTTATCATTGGTTAAAGACTAATTTGGTGCTCTTAAGGGCAACTAAATAATTTTATGACCGATAAATTTACACCAGCTATGGCTCTGGCGGCCGCCAGTTTATTAGAGAACCGAGGTATAGGTATCTCTGAAGGAATGTTATCGGCAATAACACGATTTAACGAAAGCAACATTGTTGCAGCCTGCCAGGAAAAAATTGCGTCTAGCGATACACCTGCAAATGTGGTTAGTGCTATTAGATCTTTGCCTTATTGTTTAACAGGTGCTGTACCTAGATCTATGTCTGCAGGTATTCTAGCAGCAATCAAAGACCAATTCTTCCTTGACAATTTAATTTTAGATGTAAAAAATCAAGCAACTAAATTAATGTCATATAAAGCCATTGGCTTAGCTGGTTTTATTATCGATGTAAATCAATATTGCGTAACCTCTTATTATCTTAAAGGTTATATGGACGAACTAAAAGTAGCTAGGTTTAGAAACTTTGGTTTTAACATAAACAATTATAAAGATGAAATAACTGGCGGTATTAATAGTCAATATAGTCATGTAGTTGGCGGAGTTTCGAGTGATGCATACCATCTGCTCTTTAATCAAATATCCAATTTTGGCACCTTATTCGATGTAAAAAATTTATACAATTTAAATGATCCAAGGGCGCTTTGTGTAAACTTAGTTGATCAGGGATTTACTAAAATCCGTACGTACCTTGCGGATGCCGGAGTTGATTACGACGAAATTGAAACAGCAAATATTGATAAGGTAATGTCAGCGTTAAAAAATATACGCAGCACAGACCTAAAGACAATTTTAACAGTAACAAATTTTGTACCATATTCTAAATTAGAATCTCTAGCAGAAGTTTTTCAACTTGACAAAATTTTAAGCCCCAAGGCAGTGGTAGCAGCCGGCGGCTCGCTAGAATCGTTGACTAATAAATTAGTCAATGTCGGCGGCGATTTTAGTTCCTTTGATGACTTAAAACAAACATATCTATCTATAGAGGATAAAGAATTAAAATATCTAAACACGTTTACCGACCTAGTAGGCAATATTGAGATTAATCCTGACAATGAAAAATTGGGAGTCGGCACAGATATATTTTCAAATCCTACTATTTTTGATTGCCTAGGATGTTTAACAGGTCAAGGGTACACAGAGGATATCGAGACTTTATTAACCGTACATACAAAACTTAATAATTCGAGCCTTGAAAGAGATCTTTTACAAGCGTTAATTAACGACGACAGTGAAAAGATTGCAGAATGTAAAAGTTATATTGACGGAAATGCTGAGTTAATTGCCTTAATGAATCAAGGCAATAGAAGTTTTAGAAATATTTTTAAACGACTATTAATTGAAAGAAAAAATTTAAACTCGTCTAACATTGATACAGCCGATCTAGATCAAAATATATCAACGTTGTATTCCTTTGTCGTTGCATTATCTACTGCATACGACCAATTAAAGAATTTACGTTTTATTGAATTTATAAAAGCCATACTCACCGACGATCCTTACGGCGAGGCAGTTGGAGCAGTCATTACTGAAGGAACTAACAATTACCTGCTTTCGTTAAAAAACATACAAAGCTATGTTCAGCTAGATCCCCAGGCTTACGGACAAATTAAATTTGAATCAACACAAACTTGTATTTCTTTTGATCCAAATGATCCAAATGACCTTAACAATCCTAACAACCCTAATAGCCCTTACAATCCTTACGGTGAAGGTGTTACAAATGAAGGCGGAACTACTGAAGAAGGCGGACTTGGTTTAAGTTCCGGTGGTGATCCTAATGAGATCTTTACTGTAATTCCTAATTGCGCGGATTGGAATATTGAACTATCAACTGAGTCCTTTGTAGTGACCAATGAGAACTACAATTTACCAGACGATTGTGTAGTTTGGGGAGTTACATACGCAGCCAACGATTGCTTTACTGTTACACCAGAATTTGTTTACGATTCTTGGTGCGTTAAAGGAAATGTTGAAGCATATGAATGCTTTACACTATCTGAGTATCCAAGTCAAGTTAGTTCAACCTGGACTATTGACGCCACTACTAACAATGATTGTTTGACTATTGCACCACATCCTTTAGGTCAGACTACAAGTCAATTAACTTGGACTCTTATAAAACCATAAGCCAAAGAGAATGAAAGAATAACATGGCAGCACAAACATTTACCGTAACTAATTTAGGAAGTACACAGTTGATCCTGGACCAGTTTGTTTTTAATACACCGGCTGGTATAAGACATGTAGCAAACTTGACAAATTTTGGAGGCCCGGGCGTTTTCACTGACAAAGAGTTTATTATAAGCAACCCTAGCTTGGCCCCAAATCAATCAAAGACTTTTACCGTAGATCATAATTATATCAGTGGGCCAGCCGGTGTTAAATATGGAAACATTGTTATTTCCTCAACATCAGGCAAAACTTTTACAATATGTACAAATATTTTTGTTGGGGTGTCAGAAACAATTAGTTCGTTGCCAACACCTGCACCAGTTCCTAGTCCAGTGCCTGCACCAATTCCTACACCAGTGCCTGTGCCTGTCCCGGTTCCGGTACCTGTTCCAACCCTAAGGCCAACTTATGTTCTAACGTCAGACGCACCAAACCTAAGAGTCAACGAAGGTGCTACTGTTAAGGTATTTTTAACTACTACCAATGTGGCGCCAGGAACAGTTGTACCGTTCTCGATTACAAATATAAGCCCGTCGACTGGACTATCATTAAATACCTTGGATCCTAATGACTTCGATAGTCCGCTAACAGGCGAGTTTGTATTAGATTCTCAAGGAAAAGCAACGACTGAGGTAAAAATAAAAGCCGACGGTGTCGACGAAAATGGAGAGGATATCTTTTACCTAGTACTGGACGACATACGTCCTGTAGTAAATATTCCGATTATTATTAACGATACGTCAACATCAGCAGCGCCTGCAGCCCCAATAGACATAAAAGGAAGTCTATTCGGGCAGCTTGTTCGCGGCGTAGATATTACTTGCAGAGCCTCTGCTACTGCGCCAGTGGGTACAGTACTTTATTGGAAAGTCTTAGATGAAGTTACAACTCCACCGGTAAATCAAACAGGGTCCGACAGTATAAAAGCTCAACTAAGTGAATTCGAAGGCAGTACCTCTGGTACTGTTACTCTAACTCAGTCTGACCCAAATAACTATAACTACAATATAGGATCATTTAAAACCAAGTTAAAAGCAGTATCACAAACAACTTATTACTCAAATGGGTCAACTGGTATTATGATATGGTATGTAATTCGAATTGGAACATTACCTGGCGCAACTGGAACAACTGTTGATGTGCCTGTTTGGGTATACGGTTAAAAATATAGTTCAAGGTTAAATATTTAAAGAATAAAACATGGTACCACATTCATACAGAGTTAACAATTGCGGAACAGTTGATGTAGTTCTAGACAAATTTGTGTTTAATACACCTGAGGGTATTAAACACGTTGCCAATCTGACAAATTTTGGTGGAACTGCAAACTTCTCAGGCAATGTGTTTACTGTTACAGGATCCGCAATACCACCTGAGCAGTATAAAACTTTCACTATTGACTACGAATATGTTAGTGGTCCAAATTGTTGTAGGCACGGAAATGTTATTATATCATCCATAACAGGAAAAACTAGCACTATCTATACAACAATAGATGTCGAAAATCCTGCCGATTGTGGGCTCGATCCAATCATTGCCGGTTGCACACTGTCGCCAGGTACTGCACAATGGCTACTTAAATTTCCTACTTGTTCGTTGTTACCTGCACAAGCAACGTGGACAATGTCGTTGCCTGAGTGTTCGCTATCGCCGACTACAGCAACCTGGACACTACAGGCAACCAGTTAAAATTTAATTTCGCAAATAAATTATTATAAATATAGAATAGAGATCCAATTCAACATGGCAGCACAAACCTTTACACTTACTAACACTGGAGATTCGGCTTCGTTGCTGGATAAAATTTCCTTTGAGACACCGACGGGTATAAATCACACTGCTGATTTAACAGCCTTTGGCGGTTCTAGTAATTTCGCTGGCCCAGAATTTACTGTTATAAACAATCGTTTAGAACCAAATCAGCCTAAGACCTTTACTGTTGATTACATTTATGTAAGTGGCGGCGCAGGAACAAAAACAGGTAACATAATTGCTCATTATGTTGGTGGTCAGACGTGTTCAGCGCAGACAACTATTGTAGTGGAAGCGCCGCCGGCTCCCCCTCCTCCACCACCACCCCCTCCACCACCGCCGGCTCCTCCACCTCCAGCACCCGGCGAAAACTTTGTTTTTGCTGCCGACTACATTTTGATGAGAACTACGTTTACAAACGGTTCAGACTTGGACATTCGAGTCGGCGCAGTATCGCCTGCGGGAGTTGGTACACGCTATCTTGGTTGGAACGTTGGTAACACCGAAGGCGATTGGTTAACCTGGGGTGGTGATAATACAGGAACTGGTTCTGAAGCTGTGTTATTTGATACTGCTAAATTTAAAGTGGCACATCCCACTGTAACAGAAGTAAAGATTGATTTCAGATGCTTCTGGTACGGTTCAGCAGGATCTAACCCTGTGTCATTGTCGATGGTTTTATGGAAGGGCGGTACACCGCAATTAGCAAATTACACCTGGACTAATTCAACTGCAACCGATACGCAGAGTGTCGAATCGGCCGGAAAAGTTATTACTCAACAAGGCGTCAGCGCTGACCCTACTGGACAGAGACTTGCAGTGTTAACGTATAATTTTAACACTGGATCAGGATCAATAAGCTCAACTGACACAACTGTCTTTAGTTTCCCTTGATTGACAATTTAATAAGAACTCCCAATGGCATCTAAATATTATTCAATTACAAACTGCGGAACTACTAAAATAATTCTGGACCAGTTTACGTTTAATACACCAAGTGGAATTACTCACACTGCTGATCTAGTAAATTTTAGCGGTAGTAATGCATTCACCGACAGTAGCTTTACTGTACCCGGTGTCACTTTAATGCCAGGCGAGTCTAAAATATTTTCAATTGACTATCAGTATGTAAGCGGCCCAGGCGGTACCAAGTACGGAAATATTATGGTTTCATCGATGTCGGGAAAAGTGGCGTCAATTAATACAACTATTGATATTATTCAGGCTTCACCTCCTCCACCACCTCCTCCGCCACCGCCATCGATAACTTACTTGGTTACACCGAGTGCTACAACAGTAACTGAGGGCAGTACGTTTAGTTTTGACATTACAACTACAAATGTAGCCGACGGTACAGTGTTATACTGGAGCAGCGGCGGAACTGCTACAACTGCTGATCTTAATTCTCCGTACACAGGAACTGTAACAATTACAGGCAACACTGGAAGAGTGTACAGAGGAGCAACTATAGATACGTCAACTGAAAACCCCGAAACAATGATTTTTCAGTTAAGAACAGGATCTACAAGCGGACCTATTGTAGCCACTGCTCAAGTAACTATAACTGATAGACCGACACCAACGCCGGCGCCTGCTCCAGTACCCGTTCCTGCTCCAGTACCAGCGCCTGTTCCGGCACCTGTTCCAGTACCCGTTCCTGCTCCAGTACCAGCGCCTGTTCCGGCACCTGTTCCAGTACCCGTTCCACCTCCGCCGCCACCTCCGAGCCCACCAACAACCTATTCCATTAGCGCCGGTCAACAAGTAGGATATAACGAAGGTACCTTAATGGTTCTTAGCTTTGGCGGAAGTAATCTGCTACCAGGCGAAACACTCGAGTGGTCAATTTCTGGAATCAGCTTAGCTGACATCGACTACATTAAATTCGATAACTCTTGGGGCATTAGACCGGCAGTTAATGTAACACCCTTGGCGTTGTCTGGTACAACTACATGGTCAACGTCATACTTTGGTGCCGCGTTGTCGTGCACAATGCAAATAGGCTTCAAACTCGACGGCGTTGCTGAACCACGAGAAAACTTTACAGTTACGATAGGAAAAGGAACCAATAAGGTATCCGAAACCTTTAATATTCAAGACAACTTTACCTAAAAACTGATAGTTCCGCTTAGGTTGCAAGTTCAAGAAAAACTCAGTACAATAGCAATCTGAGTTGTTTAATTTTTAAGGAGAAACTATGACGTCAAAGTCAGAAGTACAACCTACCACAGAAGTAACCAAAGCATTCACATTGGTAATTGCAGCATTTCTGATGGTAGCTGGTTTGTTTCTATGCGGCTCGTTGTTAAAATGGACCATTGAAAATAAATTTGGTCAAATCATTGATGAAGAACCTAGCCAAATTACCGCACAGATGAGAGAGAAACAATTGGCATGTTTAGCCAAAAACATTTATCACGAAGCCGGAAACGAGCCTTTTGAAGGTAAAGTAGCTGTAGCACAAGTAACACTAAATCGTGCAGCCAGCGGGCAATTTCCAGGAGACATTTGCCAAGTCATTTATCAAAAGAATGTAGTATACGACAAGGTACTGTGCCAATTTAGTTGGTACTGTGATCGTGTGTCGGCTACTAAACCAATGAACAAGGCTGTATACGCAGAATGCGAAACTGTAGCCAAAAAAGTTCTTATGGAAGGATTTAGGTTGCCCAGCCTAGAGAATGCCATGTATTATCATGCTGACTATGTCAATCCGGGATGGAATCGACAGAAGGTTGCACAAGTTGGTCGTCATATTTTTTATCGTTAAGGAATAAGTCATGTTCGAAACTATTTTCAATTCAATTAAACAAGCCCCTGGTGTTACCTGGTATTTTATTTCTAATCATTTAGGAAAAGTGAGTGCACATACTCTAGGTTGGATTAGCATTATCCTAATGCATTTGTCTACCATGCCATCATTAATGGCAGTATTGCTCGATAAGAGTGATAAACTACCGACTGTTGATTTAGTGCTATTTGTTTGGAGCGCATTAATTACATTATTCTTTAAATCACTTATTGAACGTAATTTCCTATATATTGCTACCATTTGTCTAGGCTTTGTAGCTCAAACAGTAATTATGAGTTTAATTCTATTCAAATAAATTAACTGTTACGATAATAACAGTTACGGGTGGCGTTAAATATTATTAAAGTAAAGGAGTTAGTCTATGTCAAAACGAACCGAAAATGAGGATAACTCCGAAGAGTGGACCATTGAAGATTTAGACCAAAATTCAGATTTACGTATCGAAGATGACGATTTTGGAATACTTCTTGACAGTGAAGGTAATTTAAAAACAGTTTTTGGTACTGACGATTTATTCGAAAATCCGCCAGAAAATGTTGTTAAAATCTTAGAGATATTCGGTATTGCTAATGCTGCATCTCTAGCCCGAGCAGGCGTTACAATTCACTAAAAAGTTAAAACCTTTGTTGCGTAAAAACAACAAAGGTTTTTTCATAAAAACGGTTGACCGTGGGAGCCGAATTCGACTATAATTAACACATAGCAACAAGGAGCCCACTATGGACTACGTCGTTTTTCACACTGCAAACCCCCATGCTGATAAGCGTTACTTCAAGTCTGCTAGCGCCGCAAAGCGTAGCACAACTTGCTCCAACCGTAATGCAGGCTACCAGGCGTATGCGTTCATGGAAGAAACCCTGTTCCTGATCAAGTATCCTGTGGGCATGAAGGTTGTCAAGAATTTGATGACTGGCCAAGACGTGCAAATTGCAGAAGACACGCCCTGGTGTTGCAACCCGGCCAGCGAAACTTACTGGTCCAATTAAGGTCTGACCATAATAAAGGAACCATCCGGCAGATACTGCCGTTTGGTTCCTGTTTTCGATGCTGCCATTTTGGCGTTTCTCTCTCTTGAATAAGGATCAATGAGCCCTTTTTCTATTTTGTCTTTACGAGTCTGTACCATACGTTGAGCAAAATCCTCAGGCATCTTCCAACCGGTTGCTCGTCGTTGGGCTTCTCGCAGTTTAGCTGACTCTTTCATTTTGAATCTAGTTTTATCGCTCTTTTTTATACCTTTTGTTTTTCTAGATATTTTTTGTTTTGTATTTTCAGTATGAGATACTGGCCCGCGAAACTTATTACCTCCATTATGTCTGTTTAACCAATCGTTTCTTCCTGCGGCATTGATTCGTGTAAGAAATCGATGTTCCCAAATTACTGCCGAGGTAGAATCGTTGAATGTTTTTCTTACTTGCCATTCAAACGAGTCGGCTCCGTATTGCTCGATAAGTTTTTTGACTAAAGAACTAGAACTAAAGTATTTGACCCATAACTCAGAAGGATGGCACCCTCGTCTATGTCTAATGCCATAATAGTATTGTTTAGTTGGTCGGTGGTACAAATAATAACTAAATGGAACGGTTTTCATACATTTATTTATGATAAATGATGTTTTTGGAGCATGTAATACTAAAGTATACAAAATTTACTTTGGTATCTCCCTAAAATTTACTATGGTATTCCGGTTGACCAACGAGTCCGTTTTTTGTTATAATATACACATGATGAAGCAAAAAGCCACTCGCAAGCGCCGCCAAGATACCAAGCACGTTGTCTACGTTATCACTAACGTTTTGACGAACGAGCAGTACGTTGGCATCACTGTTTGCGGCCAACAAGTTCGCCGGGCGCTCAAGGTTCGTATGCAGAAGCACGTTCGTCGAGCACTTACCGAAGGCAAAGACTGGGGTCTGTGCGAAAGCATTCGTACCTACGGTGTTGATGCCTTCGAGTATGGCGTACTAGAATTCGTTCGTGGCCGCAAGCCTGCTCATGCACGTGAGCGTGAACTGATCCGTGCATACGCACCTGCTCTGAACTCTCACTAAGGAGATTGATATGCGTTTTATTACCGACCGCGTTCGTGTGTTTTTGTTTGGCATTGCAATTGCCATCATGGGACTTTGGAACCCTAGCAAGGCTGTCCAGGCTGCATTCGACGCACTTGACGTCTAACAGTGTTGACACAGAATTGCTCATTATGCTACAATTTCTAAAACACTGGAGAGCCTATGAGCAATTCTCATCCTAAACCTGATCATGTCGTTGCCAAAGACAAGCGCCGCGGTGTCATTGATCAAAATCCTGTACACGGAAAAAAACATGTAAAAAGACCTTATAAAATTGTTGGCTTGCTCATGGGTCACGAAATGTCTTTGGGACATTATGTTGACCGAAACGATGCTGAAAAAGCATTAACATCGTATCACAACAAAGGTTATATCAATGCACGTATTGTAAACCCTGGTGAAGATTAATTTGGAGATTTAGAATGGTTCGAATGTTAGGCGTATGGCTCTTAGTTTCCTTTGCCATTGGTTTGCTCATTGTCTTTTGGCAAGAAGCAACCGGCAAAGAACGTTGGGAGTTGACAAAGACAGTGGCCTTTGCTATACTGTGTGGTCTGATCGCTTCGGTGGTCATGGGTTTTATCTACATCATCTTTTAAGGAACTACTATGTGGATTGAAGTGTTGGGCAGAGTTGCATACTTTGCTCTGGGTTTTGTTACTTGTGTTTATCTCTTTTCGAAAGGCATCCTCTAAAATGAATCGCGTTCTTAAACTTTCCGTCCTGGCCGCCGCAGTTACGTTGACGGCCGCTTGTACTCGCATCGAAACCGGCGAGGTAGGCCTGCGAGTAGGCTTTGACAAACAAGTTAGCAACCAAGAGCTCTTGCCGGGCAGTTTCAATCAGGTCTTAGTTGGCGATGTGCTGACCTTCCCTGTTAAGGATGTTAATGTCAAACTCGATGACATGACTCCACTTGCCAAAGATAACAGCACCATGAAGGACTTTGATGCTGTGGTCATCTACAACCTTAACCAAAGTCAAGTTGCTGAACTCTACAATACCAAAAGCAAGGCATTCCACGTGGATCACAAAGGCGATACTTACCTGATGTATAACTACATTCAGCAAACTGCTCGCAATGCTATCTACAAGGCCGCTCGAGACTACGAAGCCTTGGATATGAACGACAACCGTGCTGCCATTGAAGTCAAAGTCAAAGAACTCATGCAAAGCACCTTGCGTGATGAGAAACTTGATGGTGCTATCAGCATTACTCAGGTGTTAGTGCGTAACATTCTGCCTGCTGACAGCGTAGTGGCCAGCGCCAACGATCTGGTCCGTGCCAAGAACGAACTCAAGCAAAAAGAAGTTGAAGTTAAAACCGCCGAAGCAGAAGCACGCCGTATGGCTGCACTGAGCAATCAAAGTGCTCAGAGTGTACAGTTCATGCAGGCACAAGCCATGCTGAATATCAGTGAAGGCATCAAGTCAGGCAAGGTACAAACCATTGTTGTGCCAGCTAACTTTAATGCGCTAATGATGCCTAAATGATTCCGTATACGGACTACGAACGACTTCTTCTCCTTGACGAAATCGAAAGAGGAGAAAAAGTCGTTATTCCAATTAGCGAAGATCATGCACACTTCATGATTCGTGTAGCACAATCTTATCTTGATCAGCGTTATCAGGCAACACTTGATGCATTAGCCACCGGACACACAAAATGAGATTGTCTTACCTAACTGGTGCAGGATTGCTCCTGCTTGGAATCATTATTGGACATTTTACCGCCAGTCTCGATGCACTCAATGACTGCGTGGTTCGAGGGCAAATTACTTTAAATGATATAGTGATCCAATGCCGAGCTTATAAGGCATAACATGATATATTTTAACATAAATATCCGTAATCCTTTCTGGTCGGACCGCTTTAAAACTATTAAGTATTGGTCTTGCAAAGAACCACGCAATAACAAGTCTTGGGAAATTCAAGTTATGCGTGATGAAGAACTTTTTCGAATTGAGTTTGACTGGACTGTACGACAAGACCATGCCGGCGTCACACTTGAATTTGGCCTATTAGGTTACAAGATCAACTTTAGCTGGCACGATACTAGGCATTGGCATACAGAAAAGGGCCGCTGGATTAATTACAACGATCCTGAAGAAATGCGTGAACTATATCCCGAACAGTTTAAATAAACTATGGACGACAAACTCGATCAACTTCTCTGCGAACGCTACCCAAAAATCTTTGCAAAACGCCACGGCAACATGCAAGAGACTGCAATGGTTTGGGGGTTTGAGTGTGGCAATGGTTGGTTTGATTTAATCGACCAGCTGTGCTCCGATATCCAAAATTATATTGATCAAAACCCATCAAGAAAAGTACCGCAGGTTGTAGCTGAACAAGTCAAAGAAAAATTTGGAACCTTGCGCTTCTATGTTCAAGGGGGCGATCAACTAACCACCGGTATGATTTGGTTTGCCGAAGGCATGAGTGCTCGTATTTGCGAAACTTGTGGACAGCCTGGAAAACGTCGAGGACGCGGATGGATATATACTGCATGTGATGATCACACACAAACTGATCACTTAGATAAAAATAACAATGAACGAGAAAATTAAAGAACTAGCTGAACAGGCCAAAATACAAATGTGCAGTGATGCACGACTACAAGAATTTGCAGAACTGATTGTCAACAAGTGCATTGACATTGTTGACACACATAACACCAAGTGCGCCTATACTACCTACGATCAATCAATAATTGAATGTGCTCGTATGCGTTTTACTGAAGCACTAAAAAAGTATTTTAATACCTAAGTATTACCTTTTTCTTTGCAAAAAACGGTTGACCTGGGGTTGCGTTTCTGCTACAATACATGTATTGAAGATAAGGAACTAGGCAATGCAGTACACACTGGTTACAAGTAAAGGCAAAATTTACACATTCTTCATCCTGGCAGCAGCTGAAACTTTTCAGCGAGCATATGGTGGCACCATTGTCACTGAAGACGTTCTTACTAAGGAAACTCAAAATGAAACTTTCGCTTAAACAAAAAGCACTGCTCATCACCATCGGTGTTATTTTCGGTGTGGTGTTTGGATCCATGGCAGTAACCTTTATTCTGGCAAATGTCAGTTACCAAACAGTCGTCAATGCCCTGGGTGTAGGGTTTGTTGCATTTTTCATCTGGATGTTTTACAGTATTACTCTTAGTCAACTTGAGTATCAAGAAAAGCTCAAAGAGCTTAAAAAAACGGTTGAATCGAAATAAAAAGTCTGCTATAATAACAGCATTGTTCAACTAAACACTGTGTCAAAAATGGGAAATTTAGTCATCGAAATTCAGGAAGCCATAGAAGCTGGCTATTTGAGCTTTCGGGAGATTGCTCAGCGTTTTGAAGTTTCCGTGAATGATGTTGTCATGGTTGCTGAAGAACTCAACGAGTTTTATAATTATACCCAAGCTGCTCTGCTCCTTGAGCAGGATATTGGTTGTGAATTTGACCCCAAGGTGTAATAAATGACTCTACGTAACTTGATGACAGAATATATTCTGTTTGCATTTACCGAACAAGATCTGATGCGTGAGTTTCATCTAACAGAAGCAGAGTTGCGAGATATGTCCGATATTGACCTCTTGGAACTCTACGACGCATCTATTCTCAAACCCATCAGCGAGTAATCATGGACAAACCTTGGCAAGTTATCGCAGACCTAGAAAATCATTCTAGCCGTATCAACAAAGAACAAATTATCTTTGAACAGGCACGAGCCGGCAACCACGAGTTCTTTGAAGGTGCTCGCTTTGCGCTAGACTCCATGGTCACCTTTGGTGTGGCCAAAGTGCCCGAGCGTACCGGTGCAGATGGCCCGGGCGTAGACTGGAACAGCTTCACTCTTATCCTCACTGGCTTTGTGAATCGTGCATTCACTGGTAACCTGGCTCGTGACACACTCAACGAGCTGATGAGTCGCTGTACTAACGCACAATGGAATGGTTGGTACCGTCGCATCCTGATTAAGGACCTGCGTTGTGGTGTTAGCGAAAAGACCATTAACAAGGTTGTAGAGGAAGAGTGGCCCGAATATGTTGTACCAATTTTTTCTTGTCAGCTTGCTCACGATAGTGCTAATCATGAATCGAAAGTATCTGGAAAGAAACTTATCGAAGTTAAACTCGATGGGGTCCGTGTTATCACTGTTGTTTATCCAGATGGGCGTGTTGATCAGTATAGCCGCAACGGTAAAGAACTTGTAAACTTCCCTCATATCAAAGAGCAGTTTGCCCAGGTAGCACAAGAAGGTGGTATCAGCGAACCTACTGTGTTCGACGGCGAGATCATGAGCTCCAGTTTCCAAGACTTGATGAAGCAGGTGCATCGCAAGAGTGATGTGAAGAGCGATGATGCTGTACTGAACTTGTTTGACATTCTTCCGCTGAGCGAATTTGAACAAGGTTGCAGTAAACTTTATCAAGTCAAGCGAAGCATGATGTTGAAAGTTTGGTATGACATGTGGAGTGACCATCTGCCTAATGTAGAAGTCTTGGCCCAAGAACTTGTGGACTTGGATACTGAAGAAGGGCAGAAACAGTACCGAGCTATCAATGCTCGTGCCATTGCTGGCGGCTACGAAGGCATTATGATCAAAGAGCCCAATGCACGATATGAGTGCAAGCGAAGTGTAGCCTGGCTCAAGCTCAAGCCGTTTATCGAAGTCAGCCTTGAAGTTGTGGCTGTAGAAGAAGGCACTGGTCGTAATGTAGGCAAGCTAGGCGCACTGGTTTGTGAAGGTGAGGATGATGGACGTGGAATTCGTGTTAACGTGGGTAGCGGTTTTAGCGACGCAGATCGCGATAATTTCTGGAGTAGTCGTGACGAAGTACTTGGTAATGTGGTCGAAGTCCGGGCAGACGCTATCACAAAAAATCAAGATGGAACTTATTCGCTTCGCTTTCCGCGGTTCCTCCGATTCCGCGGTTTTGTGGCTCATGAGAAAATTTAATATGGAAAAACCAGCAATCAAAAGTTTAATATATGGCGGCATTAACGAGTTAATGCAAAACGAAAAATACTATCGCTACAGTAAAATCGGCAGAGAGTATTGCCGTTGGACCGACGAGGGTAAAAAGGCTCTTAACGAGTTTATGTCTGATATAGCTTACTATGTCTACGAAGCAGAGCAAGCAAGTCTGGATCAACGTAGCAAAGAAATTATGCTGAAAGAACTAAGTTCATGAACGAACGAATTAAAGAACTTGCTACACAAGCTGGTGCAGAATTTTGGCAACGACTTGAAAATGATGTTGTCAAACAAGACGCATACATTACCTTTGATCCGCCGGAGAGTTTGGAAAAGTTCGCCGAGTTGATTGTTCGGGAATGTGCTCGGGTGTTCTGGAATATTGATGACGGTGAACTACATGATGAATACGTTAAGGCGCTAAAGAAACATTTCGGAGTTGAAGAATGAAATTGAATTATGAATATGGAGAAAACTCCTTAACTATTACCCGTTCATATGAGCCCGGTGAGAAGTATCTCCAGGCGGTTAGGTGGGATTCAAAACATGGTAAGGCAACAAAAGAAAAAGTCGAGGCCGTAGTGCCAGGCAGTCGATTTGTAGAAGTTAGACACCGTAAAAGTCTCGCTCCCACTTTAGATAATGTGACCCAAACAATGGTTATCGTTGAACTAACTGCCGGAGTTGAAGAATGAACGAACGAATTCGAGAACTTTATCTACAGGCCGTTGAATATTCAAACGGTCAAATGACATTTGGCGACACTCGTGAATATTTTGCCAAAAAGTTCGCCGAGTTGATTGTTCGGGAATGTGCCACATTGGCATACGATGGACCTGGTGGTATTTTGGAACACTTCGGAGTTGAAGAATGAACCAACAAATCTTTGATCTTGTCGAAAGAGCCAGAGAGTTAGCGGCAACAGATACCCCAGACGGTGGCAAGCGTTTTAACCTAGACGAGTTCCACGAAAAATTTGCTGAACTGATCTTGCGTAAGGTCATTGACCGGATCGAGGATTGGGCCAAAGATGACTTTGGACTCAACGCCCTGGCCTTAGAGATCCTTGATGAATTTGACATGGAGTTAAAATGAAAACCTTAGACCTAGTTGGTGAAACAACACAAGAACGTGGCACCTGGCTACGCAACATCTTGACAAAGAATATCTGCGACGTTACATTTACTAAAGTGAATGGCGAAACACGAACCATGCCATGCACTCTTAAACCTAGTAGCTTGCCGCCTACACCTGTAAAGGAAAGCAAGAAAGCCGCAAACCCCGATACCTTGAGTGTTTGGTGTGTGGACAAAAAGGAGTGGCGTAGCTTTAGGGTTATGAATGTAACCGAAGTGCGAGTACTATGACAGATCCAAAAATAGAAAAAATATCCGAAACAACCTGGATAATCACACTTGAAGAAGATCCTGAAACTGGCGATCTAATCATGCCGTTGCCCGATGAACTGTTGGCTGCACAAGGTTGGGAAGTAGGTGATACTCTTGTATGGGATGTTGACACCGAAGCACAAACAGCATCTTTGACCAAGAAAAATGACTGACCTATCGCGTAGCCCACAGCGTCATACGTTTCTACAAAAGAAACGTGACGGTCATTTGGACGATGATTTCTTTGATACAATTCGTGCCCAGGATTTGCTCAAGGAAGCCGATCCTGAGTGGCAAAAAGACAACTTAGAATACGATCTAAGAAGCACAGATTGGATTTTAGAAAAGGTGCGTAGTAGCGAAAGTTATGCACAAAATCTTTATGCCGCACTTTGTAACAACGATTTTCAACGTGCAGATGTGTGGCCAATACTAACAGATAAGTTCTGGAGTTGTTCGTGGCGCTATGCTGGTGGTATCATTGCAAACATGCGACAGCAAGGTGATTATATTGATTGGTATTGTTCTGGTATTCGCAGTGACCTGTCTGATGACGATTATAAAGATCTAAATGCTGAAGGCCGAGCACGTTACCAATTTATGAAAAACAATTTTGTAGGCGAAAGCGTGGTCACCGAAGAAATCGAAGCGGACCTCAAACGGTTAGGTTGGAACGTTATTCAGGACAAATCGGCAAAATAACATCTTGCAAAGTTCAAAACAGTTTGCTACAATAGACACACTAACTAAGTTAGTTCTTACTTTTAAGGATTTAATTATGTCATTTACCACTTTAACCACTACCCAGAACCAGTTTCTTGAGTCTTATCTACGTGGCACCGGCCGCAGCCTAAGCGCTCGCCAAGCCGACAGCTTATATGGTATCAAGAACATTCGTGCTCGTATGACAGAACTGCGTCAAGCAGGTCTACGTGTCAATCGTAGCAAGAACAGCGAAGGCCGCGCTGCTTACAGCGTTTCTAGCCGTGACGTTACTGGTAGTCGTAGTCAAGTATTTGTTGCCTAAAAACAACGACTCGTCAAAGAAAAGGTCGCTTAGGCGGCCTTTTTCTTTTATAATGTTAGTATGCGAGTGATGAACAAAAAGATTTGGCCGTTGCAGGTTACTTTGCCTCCATGCGAAATAGGCGTTTGGGGACAGCGTAAGAACTGGCTAAGTAAAAATGTCAATCTACAAAATTTTTACATCAACGGCGACACCTATTGTTTTAAAAACAATCAAGATATGTTCTTGTTTACACTTACCTGGGCTTGAAAGAAATTTATGAAAATTAGCTTTATGTCAGACCTTCACTTGGAATTTGGATATCAGCCACTGCCTGGCGGCGATGTCCTTATTCTTGCTGGCGATATGTGTGAAGCCCGCAGTTACATTAAACAGCACCACGAAACTCGTTTGGCCGATGCCGAGCCGGGTACCTACAGATACGTGGACTTCTTTGAAAAAGAATGTGCCAAGTACAACCGTGTGTTTTATGTTATGGGCAATCACGAACACTATCATGGTCGCTTTGACAAGACCTACGAAGAACTCAAGAGTCGACTACCTGCTAATATAACTCTGCTCGAAAAGGAAGTAGTTGAGCATAATGGTGTTATATTCTTGGGTGCAACAATGTGGACTAATTGCAACAACATGGACGGTTTGACCATGTTCCATCTCAAGGGCATGATGAACGACTACAGGCTAATTCAAAACTATTACCCTGGCCGTAACGTTTATCATAAACTCACACCTGAGCGCACTGTTGAGGAACATGTTAAAACCTTGCAATGGTTTAGGCACATGCTCAGCGAGCATCGTGACAAACCTTTTGTGGTTATCACACACCATGCACCTAGTTTCAAAAGTGTGCCGCCGCAGTTTGCCGGTGATACACTAATGAACGGTGGTTACGCAAGTGATCTTAGCGAAGACATTCTTGATAACGAAAACATCAAGTATTGGATTCATGGTCACATGCATGATCCTGTGGATTACGAAATTGGTTCAACAAGAATCATTAGTAACCCTAAAGGTTATGTAGGTTGGGATGGCGATCGAGACTTTGATGCAGATCGTCATATTGAACTATGAGTAAAAACATGTTTGTCAGGATGGATGCTCGATATACCGGGTATCCTTCTTGGCAACTTTTTATACCGCGTCCTACTAGGCAGCTAGGTCAAGTAAACTACCCAACACGCTATGAATCCATGCAAACATTTTTTCAATGGCGCCGTTGGTGTTGGAGTACTTGGGGTCCTAGCAAAGAGCTCTCAGACTGGTTAGACGACTGTATAACAAGACACAATGTTGTACCCGAAGATCAAAACCCGCATTGGTGTTGGATCAATGATAAAGTTAACACTCGCATCTATCTTCGTGGCGAACAAGAACTAACTGCGTTTTTACTAAAATGGGCATAACGTCTAAAATGGATATAAATCGAGATGTCTTTGAAAGCTGGAAGAGTGGCAGGTTTGTTGTTGTTAACTGGACCGACGACAAAGACGATTTGTTAAACACATCGGGCCATGTTGGAAAAATAGTTGTGCTAACAGATTTTTCTTTTTGGGTCAGCGAGCTAGATAGTTTGATACAGTGGTGCTCGGATAATAATTGTCGTCAAAAAGGTATGACCATAGAATTTGACAACGACGATCAACTGTTATTGTTTTGCTTGAGGTGGTCATGAGCTTTGAAGTAATCATAACTGACGCTAAGTCAGGAGGATACGAGTTTAATGCAGCCTACTTTGTTAATATAGATCTTTGGGCAAAAGAATTTTGTACCAGCTATAAAGGTTTCCGAGTTCAAGATGTCAGCGATGTTAGTTACCAGTGGGACGAGATCGCCTGCTACTGGTTTGACCGAGAAGAAGATGTTTGCTTGTTTACACTAAAATGGAAGTAACATGGCTAAAGTTTCTGTACAACACTGGCAGTACCACGACGGTGTAACACCAATAAATCCAGGAAGTCAATGGCCTATTGTTCCCCCTCGTAGTTGGACTTGTTGGGTATACCCTGAGAATGATAACGATTTTGTAGAATGGATGAACGACAACTGCCCATCGGCAGAATGTATTCACCGTTTTAATGGCGGAGATCCTATGTACACGGTTTCTATTACCGACGAAAAAGAGTGTACAATGTTTAAATTGAAGTGGGCATGAAGCCCAAGGTCAAAGTAAAATACGTTCCTAAGAACCCAGGAACAGGAGAATATTGGACTGTGGAAGTGACTGAAAAAATTTTTACTGGACCGGACTGTTATACTTGGCGTGAAGTGTTTGCTTGGCTCCCTGTAAGAACTATTACAGGACAACTTGTCTGGGGGCAACGAGTTTATAAACAGCGTTTTTGGGCAATATGGGGTCGTGGATTTCACCTGGAACCTGAAGTAGAATATGCAACGTTTCTTGAACTACTTTCGATCCAAGATACAGACTTGGCGTGATCGCCGCTTCTTAAAGAAGCACGGATGTAAAAGCTGGGACGAATATAACTACAGATTCGACCCTGATAGAAATCAACGGGCTCCAAGAGTAAAAGACTATTACTGTGGGTATCCATATTGGACGCCAATTGAGAATCGCAAGCACTTGGCATATTATTGGGACGTCCACGAAGACGGCATTTATATTTTGAGCAATTGGTGTAAGGAAAACTTATCCGGTAAGTTTAGGTTTGACTTCCTTCGCGTCATGAACGCACCAGCAACCGCTTGGCAATGGGAAATAAACGAAATTGGTGGCCGCGACTATATTTTCTTCGCTTGCAAAGACGAGCGTGACCTGTTATTGTTTACACTAAGGTGGGGTGCATGAAGTACTGGAACAAGGATAAAAGAATTCGGCAAGAGCATTGGATTAGGATTGAACATCAGTGGAATATATCTTATGCAGAACGAAAGCGTCGACTACAGCAATTGCCTGGTACAGGTAAATTCTATATGTATTTTGGCACTGGTACTATATGGTTTGAGCGTGAGCAAGATGCGATGCTATTTGCACTAACATGGATCAAATAACACTTCACGTTGAAGAACACCAACACAGTGGAGTAAAATACTTCACAGTGCAACCGTATTGTCAAATCTGGAATTATGATCGTACTGTTGTACTATGGAAAGATATTGAAACTTGGTGTCATAGAACATACGGTCCTAAAGGCAATGCTTGGTATGGTGGAGCCGAACGGTGGTATGTAAACAACTCAAGAATCTGGTTTAGGGACGAAAAAGATTTAACTATGTTTGTAATGAGGTGGTCATGAATTTTGAAATAACAGAACTTATTCCTAATCTAAACGCTATACATCCCTATACTCACAGGGTTAAGATAGCGAAAACTCAAGATTATGACGAGGTAGATCGTTGGATGGAAGAAAATAAAGTACGTTATTGTCCTATTAGGCTTACTAATACTTTTTACGTTAGCCATGGCGAACTAACAATGCTACTATTAAAATGGTCATGACAACCGAACACATAGTGAGAATCTATCTAAAGACTAAGAATATCTTTGACCTTGACAGTCGCCTAGTTGAAATTACTCAACTAAGGGTTTGGTTAGATGAACTAACTGAATGGCAACCTGACAGCTACTATTTAAACTTCCATGCATCTGGTGATTATGTTACAGCTTGGTTTGCCAAAGAAGAACATGCAGTTATTTGTGGGTTGAAATGGGGATGAAAGAAGTCAACGGTCATTTATACGAAACGGTAGAGGATTGGCACACTGTAATAGTCCGTCGCAAGTCAGATTGGCGGCAAGAAATTGTCTACAAGACTGCCTGGCTGAGCGAACATTGCCCGGATGCAGACAGGGACTACGATGCCTATTGTTATCATGAAGACGATTTTAATAACTCAGAACATAGAACCATTTATTTTTTCCGTGACCCAGAAGTTGCGTTTATGTTTGCATTGAGGTGGGCATGATAAAGAGACAATACCGTAGAGGTCAACACGGATATTTCAACACGTTCATCATGTTGCATCACCCTGATGATATCATCGATGAACAATTGAAGCAATACAAGGCTACCCTAGCAAAAAGTAAAAACAAACATTATAAGTTGAATGTAAAGTGGCATGATGAAAAACTATATGCAATTTTTGTGTTGAGGTATTCGTGAAGTTTGAATTTAATCAAGGTGTTCCTGACGGATGTATCAATTGGTTATGGAAAAATGTAGGACCGGGCAATGTCAAACGCTCGACTATAGAATCTAGCATTCGCCATAAACGATTAGACGGTGATGATTGGTATTACGAGCGTGTACAGTATGAAATTCCTATCACCAATCCTGAACAAGATTCAAATACAAGACATGTTCCTACAATTTTTATCGAAAACGAACAGAAAGCATTATTGTTTGCACTAAAATGGCTTTAAGCTCACTTAAACAATTATTCAATAAAACTCCTTCCACGTGGAAGGACATAGCACCACCTGGTCAAAAAGTACATTTTATATGGAATGGGTTGAGCGTGACCAGCGATGTTCGTGATGTATGTTTGGACGGTTCAAAAGACTTTGAGGTATACCAGTGGTGTAATCAGGCAGGAATTTGTGCTACAATACACATGAAGCTAGACGGCAACAGTGTTTGGCGAATCAAGGACGAAGGCCAAAGAGCCGTGTTTATACTCAAATGGATGTAAGTATGTTGTACTACAAAATTCGAAGCAAGAAGAATCCAGAGTTTTTTCGCAAATCGGACGGATCCTGGAACAAATCAGGCAAAGTCTATGACACCTTAGGCAAACTTCGTGCTACAATTACCAACAAGCTCAACAGCTATTACAGCAGTGTTCGTGAAGAACTTGATGACTGGGAAATTGTAGAGTTTGAAGTTACCGTCAAGGAAGTCAAACAGCTACACGAAGTGATAACTGCCGAGCGTTTGGTTAAGCTATTGGAACGAGACTACTCGAGAGACTAATGGTCCAGCAAGTTGTATTACACAAAGATTTGAACACTGTGCTGGCCATAGTTTACGAAATGCGGGCTATTGGCTATCAGCAAGGGGTAGACTTTGACTTCAGTTACAATCAATCTTATTGGGATGATATGACTGGTGTGGTACCAAGCTCTACAGTGTTTGTTTTGTACAATGATCAACTGTCATCCTGGTTTGCACTGAGATTTGCCTAGTGTTGCGTAAAAACAACAAAAAACCCGCCATTTGAGTAGGGTTCTTGACAACAGGTATAAATACTCTTACAATAGAGTTTGATTAGTTAAGTAGTCAAGCAAGACACCCAGAAGAAAATTTCAGGGGTTGACAGCAGGACTAAATAACTATACAATTAGATCATGCGTTAGAGATAGCGCAACTTTTAAGGAATAAAGAAAGCAATTTATGAAAACCGCCGTAACATCGTTACATAGACTGATAGCTAAAGCCGAGATGGTAGGCACATGCCCCGCCACCTGGTTTGCGTATCAGCCAAGTAATGATCGCGGATCAGAGATTAGCCAGGGGTCCCGGGAGGATCGTGTAGTATAAAAGTACACACAACTTTACCCAGAGGACCCTAGGACTAAAAACCCTAGGGTTTTTTGTTTTCTAGTTTGGAATTATGACAGACACAGATATACGACAGAAACAACAAGCCGAGTGGTTAAAGACGCATACTTTAACGCCAGCTCAACTCAAGCAATTGTTTGAGAACAAATTAAGGCGTGCGGCAGTAATGCACCAGGCTTTAAAACAGCGAGAGGTTCTCTGCGGAGACCGTTAGTATCGCAAACGTGCAGATTAAGTCCCGGAAGGGCCAGGAAACGAGATCCTGACAAGGCACGTAAAACATCTTGTAAATGGGCGGCCTACCGGATGGCTTATCCTTGTGTGGATAAAAAAATGGTAGCGTATTAAAGCATATTAGATGAACAAGCGGCTTGACTTTTGACGTCCTGTACGAGTATAATCTACACTAGTATGTTTTAATACACACATTGAGCTGATATGGGCTGAAATGCCGCAGACAGTGTGTTGTAAGTTTTATGCTCGGTTCGTCTATCGGTTTAGGACACCAGCCTTTCACGTTGGTAAGACGGGTTCGATTCCCGTACCGAGTACCAAATTAAAACTTTCTCAGGTATTGCAAGTTGCATACATATTAGTGTATAATCACTATAACATGTACGCATTTGAAAAATCATTACCTAGGCCTGAACAGCCGTTAGAAAGTTACTATAGTCAGAACTACATTCTTTGGAATGAGTGTGCAGATACTGATATGGTCAATAGGATTGACGCTCTAGGTGAAAGCCTAGACACTCATGAGGCCATGATTGGTGGCGCTGAAAATAGCAGTATGCACATACAAACAAGAGTTAGTACTTTAAGTTGGATACACAATAATACTGAGTCGAAATTCTTGTTTGATTTTGTCATTGACAAAATTGATAGAATAAATTATCATCACTACGGTATGGATTTACGTGGAATGGAATCATTCCAGTTTACAAGATATCCAGTAGGTGGGCATTATGCATACCATAATGATGTTATTGTTAGAGACAAGTCAATGAGGAAACTCAGTGTTGTAATGGGTTTGACTGACAGTAGCGAATACTCCGGTGGTAATTTCTTATTATTGCCACATGGTAAAGATCCTGTTAAGTTACGATTTAATCGAGGCGACTTACTTGCATTTCCAAGTTGGATTCCTCACAAAGTCGAACCTGTTACAGAAGGTTACAGAAAGACGTTGGTGACTTGGGTTTATGGCCCAACACTAGTCTAAGGTTATTGGTGCGGTCCCATAATGGTATTGGAGTGGATTGCTAATCCATCGATCGGTGAAAGCCGGTTTCTGAGTTCGAGTCTCAGTCGCACCGCCAAGTTTTATGCATCGGTACCAGAGTGGCTTAATGGCTCGGATTGCAAACCCGGTGATTCGTAGGTTCGAATCCTACCCGATGCTCCAGTTTTAGGATGCTAACAGCAACTTTTAACTTTTTTTGGTATAAAAGAAAAAAACGCATCCTGCAATAGGTTGACAGCTACCTTATAAGGCTGTACAATTCATTTTTTTAGGAGAAAGACATGAAACGTTCAGGTAAACGTTAGTGTCATCTTTGACCCCCGTATGGTCAGGGATGGCACGTAAAAGACAAATCTAATACGATTCCATCCCTTCGAGGTGTTATGGTAGCATAGCGGACTCTTAATCCGACAGGCGTCAGTTCGACTCTGACCGGAGGGACCATATGGGGGTATAACTTAACGGCTAAAGTAGTAGGCTTTTAACCTATTAATCAGAGTTCGATTCTCTGTGCCCCTACCATATAAAAACACATTTCACACGGTCTCAAACTCCGTTCCGAAGCATTGCGGGAGGATAGTGTGTTTCTATATGGTAGTTAAAGATTGTTTATGTAGCGTAGTGCTCGATTAATGTTAGTAAAGTAACGTAGTTCAGCAGTACCATTGTAAACGTCATAAACAAGAATGCAGCATACGCCTGCATCGCTGAGGCTTAGTTGGAAGTTTAACCCCAATGGGGTGTAATTCTTATAAGTCTTCACAGTAGTATTTATATGGAAGCGTGGTCGAGTGGCCTATGGCGCTAGTCTTGAAAACTAGAGATCCGAAAGGGTCCGTGAGTTCGAATCTCACCGCTTCCGCCAAAATTTTGCCTGTATAGTTTAATGGTAGAACTCCGAGCTTATACCTCGGCATATGGCGCCAGATTAGCGCATGGTCTAGGTTCGAATCCTAGTGCAGGTACCAATTTGTTTTATTGGCAAAATGGCAGTTTTGTATAAATAATGTATGTATTACATAATTTACAAGACAACTAATCTCATCGACGGAAGGTATTACATCGGTTGTCACCAAACAAATGATCTTAATGACGGATATTTAGGATCGGGGAAATATTTAAAACGTGCCATAAAAAAGTACGGTAAAGAGAATTTTAAGTTTGAGATTCTCAACTTTGCATCTTCTAAAGAAGAAATGTTTTCAATAGAAAGATCTATAGTCAACGAAGATTTAGTCAATGATCCGCTGACTTACAATTTAAAATTAGGCGGCAGCGGAGGAAATCCTGGTATTGTTGGAGCTTTTTCTGGTCGAAGACATTCTGAATTAACTAAAGAAAAAATGCGACAATCAGCGTTGAAGCAAATTACAAGCGATAGCAAACGACAGAAACTTATTGCCAACAATGCAATGCGTAACGATCCAGAAGTGAGAAAAAAGGTTTCGAGATCATTGACGGGAAGAACATGCTCTAATGAGCACCGCGCAAATGTAGCGGCAGCTAATCTTGGCAAGATTTTAGTAAATAACGGGTCTGTTGCAAAAAGAATTTCAAAAGAAAACCTAACATCATTCTTTAATGATGGTTGGGTATTAGGCGGTATGCCTAGACGTAAAAAATAATGTATCGGTAGCTCAATTAGGCAGAGCAGGTGCCTCCAAAGCACAAGGTTGTGAGTTCGATTCTTACCCGGTACGCCAAACAATTTATACGACCGTAGCTCATCTGGATAGAGCACTAGGCTACGAACTTAGGGGTAGGGGGTTCGAATCCCTCCGGTCGTACCAATCAATGGTGCCATTAGTGTAGTGGCCTGCACCTCGCTCTGTGAAAGCGATAGTACCGGATCGATACCGGTATGGCACCCCAAATATGCTCTTGTAGTACAAAGGCAGTACACTACTTTGGTAAAGTAGAGACGCTGGATCGTTACCAGCCTGGAGCACCAAATTATAGTGATGTAGGACAATGGTAGTCCACCACCCTCATAAGGTGTCTGTTGCAGGTTCGAGTCCCGCCATCACTACCAATATACCCGGATAGTTAAAAAGTATAACACACCCCTGATAAGGGTGAATCGAAGGAGCGTTACCTTCTCTGGGTACCAATAATGCCTCCGTAGCTCAGGGGTAGAGCAATGTCTTGATAAGGCATGGGTCGGTGGTTCGAAACCACCCGGCGGCACCAAAATTTATTCCGGTAGAGGCGCCATGGTGGCAACCGCGTGACTGTTAATCACGATTAGCTAGGTTCGATCCCTAGTACCGGAGCCAAACAATGTGCGTTTAGTCAAAATGTTAGGGCATCACGACGCAGGGCCTAAAAACCTTGAGGTGCGGGTTCGAATCCCGTAACGCACGCCAACAATTTATGGGGCCTTGGTGTAATGGTAGCACGTTAAACGACGGATATCCTGCCAAGGATACAGACAGCAACACTTTTCAATTTCCACTATGAAGGGAAAGGTCCAGGTTCGAATCCTGGGGGCTCCACCAAATTATGCTCTTGTAGTTTAGCAGGGAAAATTCCGGTTTTGTAGTCCGGCGTCGGCAGTTCAAACCTGCCCGAGAGCTCCAAGTATACTGCCCGCGAAGTATTAGTTGGTGGTACACCGCCCTCGTAACGCGGAGGATTCAGTTCGAGGCTGAACGTGGGCACCAAGTAGCAAACAAAAGCATTACATAACCCTTAGGTTGTGCGGGTTATCGAAGTTTGCTATAATTGAGACATGTTAAGAAATTAACAAACGTTCTTTAAAAATTTATCGCACATATATACCGCTGGGAAGCGGTCACTATATGTAAACATGTTTTTCACAGCACAGCCGAATCTGTGTGTAACTCCTAGTCGTAACTTATCGTGAGAAATAAGGGAGTGTGATTCTCATAACATGTTTACATATAGTGACATTATATGTAAACGCACTAGATCCCTTTTAGTCAGACTTTCATTCAGGGCCAGACTAGATCCCTTTTAGTGTGTTTTCATATAGTGAATAATAATAAAAATAAATTCATATCCTGTGAGGCAGCTGGTGTGGCCGATAGTCCTTCAAACTATTGAGAGGGGATCAAAACCCCTACAGGATACCAAATAATTCATGGAGCCCTCTCCCGCTTGCGGTCTGTAAAATCGTAGCCATTAATAAGGTGGGTGGTTGGCAAGAGGTTCGATTCCTTAGGGCTCCACCAAGTTAGTGCTTATATGAGTAGTCGATGCTGTGGTGGCAAAGATGGAAGTATAAGTCAGTCCACTCAACGAGAGATTCGTAGGCTAGCCTTACCAGCTATCTTGGAGTGCGGTGAGATACCGACGGTGGACGCCAATACAATGTATCCTGAGCTAGTGTGGTCATTCAGCGACGGTCTGAAAAATCGTAGAAGTTGGTTCGAATCCAGCATGTTGCACCAAGTTATTGAAAGTTGACAAGCGAAAAGCTATAAGGAAGTTACAGGTAGAACCTATCCTTGGCGAGTAGCGA